CTTGCAGATTTGTCTTCTGTCCTGGCCAACCATCGGTGTGAGCCTCGAAAGTTTCAACTACATTCGTAGGTATTGCGTCACCAAAATTGACAATGATTGATGCTTGATTATCAGATACCCAGCCAGTTCTGTCGACTGACCTAATCATCACTGTCCACTCTCCACCATCAAAAACTTCGGTCTCGAAATAACGTTGATCGCCTGGGATTCCATCCGCAAACAGCGGAACCCCTAAATCCCAATTTGCATCAAATCCAGCTTTATACCTAACCAAAAATTGCACAATATCAGTGACCTTACCTAGCGGCCAGTTAGCAGTAACCAAAGGATTTGGAGGCAATGGCGGCCCCGGCTCTCCACCATCGATAAGGTCTGAAATTTCAGAAGTAGGCAAAGCCCAGCTGAATCGCCGCATAGGAGCGATTGAGTTAAAGTCTGTTTCCGTGACGACTGTGAAGCGGTCTGGAGGAGGAGGCACTAAATCAATTCTTCTTACGGTTGAGAGCGCATAAGTGCTGCCAAACAGTCCATCAACATGGGTCAAGAAAGATACGCGACAACTCCAGTTAGTGTCTGCGTGGAATATGCAAACAGCGTATTCCTCTATTGGATAATCGCCGTAGATATAACGACCGTCTGAATCTGGCAAACGAATAGCAGATTGCTCTCTAGTCGTAAGGGGGCGATCTGGCAAAACCTCAAGGCGAACCCCGCTGACGTAAGGAGGCACAGCAAGATCCGAGAAATTCCACGTAAAAAGCTGTGCGCCAGAAGACTGGTTCCTAAACACAAGCCGACTGTCTCCTGCTGGCAGAAGTTGGCTTATGTCTGGCATCGGGAACCAGACATCGATGTCGTCGGCTACAACAAGCTCTGACCAGTCTGACTGAACCCCGAAACGACTGACTGCAGCCGCACGAACACGGAACTTGTCTGTACTCGAAAGGCTTTCTAAAAGCACAGTCTCTCTATCGTCGACCTGCCTTGGCACCTCTCTGAAAGCGCCAGACCATTCGACTGTGCCATCGGGTTGCTCGGACCCGGCCTGCCATTGGATGCGATAAGACTCGACGCTTAAATCGTATTCAAAAAGGACCAAACTGTTAAGCGGAGGATCCCACTTGATGTCAATCTTTGCTGAGTTATTATCCCAAATTATTTGTGCCCTCAGGTTGGAAGGAGCAGTAGGACTTACTGGCTTGAATAGAAAGTTTTCATCCTGATCGAGTGGAGAATCAAAGTCAACAGCATTATAAATATCATCTCGATAGCGCAATGCTGCTATTTCAAACTCTCCTTCCTTCTCCTCAACAGTAAGCACCCTGAAAAGTTGAGCTGTTCGATCGGGGAACTCGATCAACCAGGGATAAGTAGCAACGGGCGCATTGCCTCCAGTTGAATCGATAATTACAACATTTGCGGCTTGAGAGACGATGTTCGCGACCTGTAGTCGCGGATCGTCTAAGGAGTCGTTGTACATCCAGCTGATAGTCGCTCCCGCCCAGCCACCCGGAGCAGTCTGAGGCTCTTGATCCAAAGTTATGGATAATCCGTTGACAGACTCAATCCTGCCTCCAATCCTCACCGCCGCTTTAGTAGTATCGGCAATCTTAATTACGTCGCCAGGACGGAGAGCCATCCCGATTTCGTTAGTTGCAAACTTTACGGTGTCATCCAACAATCTCTCTGACAGTAAAGCCCAATTCGCGGCCCTGAGTGCCTGCCCCCTGCTAGTAACACCTAAAAGCCTAAGATCCATTGGCCTATAGCCAAAAGAACTAAAGGTTTCGTCGTCAGTAACGTATTCAACACGGGTCTCGTAGTCATTGTCTGGGTCGTCATAAGAAGCCAAGACGACAGTATGCCTAGCTCTCCGGGCGCTGCCAATGTATACAAAGTTTCCCTGGCTTACCCTGCCATCTTCAGAGAACCTCTCAATAGTATTCGACTCGTTGAATGTAAATATCGCGTCTTTTTGCTTGTCTTGCGCCGCAATCGCCAGAGACGAAGAATAGAAAAGTATTCCTCTGAATATACTACTCAGCTGTTGAAGAACGTTCCAAGCTTCTCCGCCGCTTTGCAGTAGGACGTTGCATGTGAAACGAGGCTCAGTTCCACCATCCGGTGAAGGAACTAGCTCGTCACAGTATTGAGCGATTTCGTAAAGCTCAAACTTAGAAACAGCGTCAGCGGTGATGTACTGCCCTGCCCCGTAACGATCATTCAGAATTAGGTCACGCAACACCCATGCCGGATTATTCGAGTAGACCCGCTTAAACAGGCCATTCCACAAGCCCGAATAAGTCCTGGTCAATTGATTGTAATTGACAGGCACTTCTATTTTTAGTCCGAGAAGTTCTACCGAAACGTTCGGAATGGAAGAATACTTGTCAGCCCTGATCCCAACGCTGAGAATCGATGAGTGAGCGTTGTTAAACTTTTGGTCGAGAGATAGAGATACACTGCTGAAACTGAATTGTGAGCTAGTTGACAGCTTTCCGCCAGACTGCACGTCAACAGTATTGTCGTCGAGCGTCGTGCGAGTTACATTGATAGTCCAGACTGGACCGGTCCCTTGAAGTATAAAAAAGTGAGAACGTTGAAAAGTAGAGCTAAACTTACCGCCAACGTTTCCCGAAAAAGCAGGAAAAGTTGCACCATTAGAATCCGTGTAGGTGATAACGTAGTCAGTCCGGTAAGTGCGACTGTCTCCTGTTATTCCTGTTATCCCTTTACCGTTTACAACGTTCTGAACTAAAGCTTGCCAAGTAAGCAGAACTCGGGCGTAATAACTGCCCCCCACGACAGAGCCTGTGACTGCCTTTGAAACAGTCGTATTAAACGCGCAAATGGTGTCAACGGCTTCTACAGATGTTGTCCGGCTATAGCCAGGGACTCCAGTTTGCTGAAAACTTGACCTGCCGTAAGAAAGAACTAAGTCTTCCGGCACAGGCGAAAGAGCACCAGAAGGTGATCGTATAGGTGTATCGTCAAGGAAAACAGACCTTTCTAATCCTGCAACGCTATTGCCAAACGCTGGACCCTCGATTTCGCCTTCGCAAAGTAAAAACTGCAGTTGAGCAAAGCTAATACTTTTTAACGCTAAGGTGTCTTGAGCGATCGTTGGTTGCTTAGGTGGCTTTTGTTTCTTCTGCTTAGGTTGACCGCCGCCTGCGCCAAAGATTTCCTTCATCAGAGAGTCTGCCTGTTGACGTAACCAAGTAAGCCTTGCGCACCTGCTGTACTTACTGCTCTAGAGGCAGGAAGAAGCGAAAGGTCGAAGCTGACTAAGCGTGGTGCTGGTATTCTACGTCTACCGTAAAGGACCGGTACGACTTCACCTTGTGCAGCGTTTGAAGCCCCACGAGTGAAAAGATTGGACTCAAGCTCTGATCCAGATTGTTCCCCAGTAGTTGTCTGGCCGCTTAACTTCGGGGTTGGAGTAAGCAGTTGAGCCACGCCACCTAACACCAAAGACGCGCCAAGAAGGCCAACCGCTACACCCACGCCAGGGATAAACGCAACGGCGATTAAGATTACTCCGAGTATGATCTGGAAAAAGCCGCCGCCACCACCACCGGCTCCGCAAATCACGGGGGCAAAAACAATCGTCTCTGCTCCGGTCTCTTGCTTCAGCTCATCAGTGTTAAGTCCCTTGGCATTGTCGGTCACAACCCTCCAGGCAACTCCGCGCTCGTGCTGATTTAACACCCACGCCTTCAAGCCTGGGCACAAGACGCAAAGGGCTCCAAAAGCTTCAGACGGAGACTTGACAGCAATATGAAAAACACGGCCAAACTTTCGCCCTGCCGCCCCTAGTAGTTTTACTGTTTTCAGTTCTTCCACAATTTGTGAGGTCTGATGATCCAGTTTAGACGACGTTGCCAGTAACCACCGAAAGTCTGCAATCGACTAGGAGACTCAGCTGGATGATGAAGGAATTGTTTGGAGCTTACAAATACCCCCAGATGATCTGTATGGCAAGGAAAATCGCCGAGGTTCATCAGCATCATATCGCCAGCCTGCTGCATCCCAACCTTGACTATTTTGCCCTGCTTAGGGCACTCTTCGTCAAAAGGAGTGAAAAGCGGTGTGTTCCATTCTCCCCAATTACCTCTTGGCCACGGAGGAAGCTTGACCTCCAAGGTTTCTAAATAGTCAGAAACCAAGCTATAGCAATCGTAGACGCCAAACACAAAAGGACGACCCTCAAAAGGCGCTTTATTCCTGGGGTCACACTGATGCCAACTGTCGTTCGCCAAACAATAGACAACCCAGGGCAATTCATCAGTTGCAATGACCTGCTGATCTAGCTGACTGAACCCAGGAAATTCCAAATGCGTGTGCCACACGCCAAGAATGTCCTCGTCATAGGACGCATAATCTTTTGGGTCTATTGCGAATTGATTAACAGGGTCTTTGGCAATATTTCGCACACGAACAGCAGTGTTATCTCTTAACACGAAACCACAAGCCTCTTCCTCTGGCGTCTCACAGGCGAAGGCTTGAATTTGACTTTTAGTGCAGTCAGCGAGCCATTCCATCAGTCAAGACTCAAGCCTGGGAAGCCACCATAAGGCAGATCTTGACTCCCGCCGTATCTAAGCCTGCAGCTTGTGACTCTTTTCCCGCATTTATCCAAAGCGGCATCTGAGGTAGGTACGTCTTTCACTGTTGCAACTGGACCGCCTGTGTAGCCGCATTCAGCCCCTCTATACACCCACGGACACGCATAACGCAGCGCCCTGCGCTTAGGGAGCGTTACGCCGTCAAGATCAAACGGAGTTGAAAGCTCAAAAGTAACAGAGAGTTTTGACTCTGTAGCCTTTTGCTGAATGAACCAAGTCTCGTCTGGCCAGTGAGAGTTAGGGTCAGGGGTTGCGCCATCGTCAAGGTAACGAGCAAGTATTCGACGCCTGAAAACTTTCGCGCCAATCAAATCGTCGTAAGCATTGACAAGCTGAGTCATCTCAAGGCCGATATTTGCGATTGTTATGCTCGGATTTGGAGGAACGCCAGTGTTAGAAATAACGAACCCCTCAGCCTTGTATGGCAAGGGGACGTAAGTTACGCCGTTCAGCTTGACACTGTTGCCATTAGTCTGAGTCCAGTTGCAGAAATTAAGCAGTTCAACAACTACCGGGCCACTGACAGCAGATGACACGTCAATCGTTATCAGCTCAATAATGGCATCGCCATCTAATCCTTGCTGATCAGTATTGAATTGAAAAGTACGATCTTCAGCCATTAGGTGTAAAAACGCTTAACGGTAAAGGACAATGAAGCAAAGTCGCACGAATCGTAACTTCTAGACCACTCAAGAGGGTCTATAACCCAGTTAGAAGGGATAGATTCGTCAGGAGCTTGCCATGCGAAATAATCAGTGCCTAAAGCGATAATTTCATTTTCCAAGACTACAGCCTCAGACGCAGGCATTGTGGGAGTCTTTATATTCCATGATTCCATGACCGGATGCAGCCCGTCTTGCCGTCTTGAACGGTAGCCGTCACCATACTGCGCCTCTAAGTATCGAAACGAAGTCGACTTAGCAGAGTCCTGCTCAATCGCTAGTGTCGCCAATGTCATTTGAGGCATAGTGCTACCTGTTCAGAACTCCACCAGGGCGCTGCTCACGTTGTATCACAGCAACCATCATTTTAGATAGCTGAGAGATCCCTTGACTATCGCTTCCACTGCTTCTGGAGGTGCTTTTCCCTTCTGCGATGTTGTTAGTGATATTGATTACTGTACCGCCGCCTGAAGATTTCACACCCAGCTTCCCATCAGATCCACGACTCAGCGGCATAATTGCTTCTGGTCCGGCTTCTCCAAGAAGGCCGAAGTTGCCAGCGCCCCCGTTGGCGTAGGCAAACACAGTCGGACTTGTAACAAGACCTTTGTCGAAAGCATTGCCTTTTGCGTTCAGTAAGTTTAGGCCGAAGTTACTGCTGAAGTCTAGAGCGCCACCTCCGCCTCCAAAAAAAGAGCCATTTCCAAGACCACCAAAAGCAGGGGCACCAGCAGCGCCACTACTGCCAAGCCCAGGCAGCAGTCCCGTTACTGCGTTTAGAATCGCGATCTTGACCATTTCAGCGATGATCTGAGTCGCCATATCTAGGAAATAATTCGACAAGTTCTGGAAGAATGAAGCCAATGCTTCTTGAGTTGTCGCGCTGCCGTCGATAACACTTTTGAATGACTGGGCGAATGAATCACCAATAGCGTTTGCTGCGCCCACAATTTGATTCACAGGATTCACTAATTCTTCAAGCCCCTTCTTCATTTCTTGAATGCTTTCTCTTAGCTTGTTAGGATTCAAAATACTATCGACGCCAGTAGGGAATGCTTGTTGATCCAAGCCAGTGATGGCTTGACCGTTTTGATCAAAAGACTTTTGATCCATGCCAAATTGGCTCAATCGCTGCGCAAATAACTGCTCATCTACTTGTTGATTTATTAAACTAATCCTTGCTCGCTTTAACTTCTCTACTTTGGCTATTTCGTCTTCGTAGGCTTCCCCTGTCACTGCCGAAACTTGTCTTATGATAAAAATTCGGTCCTGATCTTGTTGCAAGATTTTTTGATAAGCCTGCTCTCGCTCTAAAAGTATTTTTGTTCTTGCATTTGCTCCTACCTTCGTGGCCTCAGTTCCTATATCTACAAACTCTCGATTCACTTTAAGCATGAGCTTACGGAGCTTTTCCAGTGCAGCTGGTCGCCTGTCAGCTGGGGTTCTGGTTCTTCCTTTGCGGCCTTCAGTTTTCTTCGTTTCCTCTAAAGGCTTGCCAAATCCCTTGCTTGATGAAAAGGTTGGCCCTATAAAATCGTATGCGTCAATGATCGGCTGTAACTGCTTTATCTGACTTGTCGCGAAATCTCTCTGAAGATCTGTCAGGTTAGTCCTGACAAGAGTTTGCTTGGCAGCAACAAGTGCTTTTCTCTGCCTCTCGATCTGCGTGCCGTCCACCTTCTCCTCAAAAGACTGTCCTACTTGACCAAGGAAATCAAAAAGCCGAGTTAATGCCGTTATCGCGTTATTAGCAAAATTTTGGAACTGTGCCCCAAGTCTTGACAGCTCAGGGGAGATCTTTTCATTAAGTTCTTCCAGGGAAACAGCAAGGCGATCTCCAGCGCCTTCGGGTCCGTCTGCAATTATCTGTGCGGTTTCTCCAAATTCTTCAAAAAGGCTTTTAGAGAAAGTCAGGAAGTCATCAAGGGTAACCTTGCCACCTTCAAGAGCCTTGTCCAACTCTTGCGGAGTCTTACCAATACTTTCAGCAAAGAGTGTAAACGCCCCGGGTAATCTTTCCCCGATCTGTTGACGCAATTCTTCAGCAGATACCTTGCCTTTACTGAACACCTGTGAAGTTGCGGTAAGCGCAGAATCAACGTCTTGCAGCGACCCGCCAGTTGCTCGAACAGCTGCAACAATTCCCTTAAACGCTGTATTTGTATCTGCAACTGAACCGCCTGCGCCTTTCACTGAAGCTTGAAGCCTTGTGAATTGCCTCGTCAATATACTTTGAGGTATTGCAAAATCCTTGGTCGATTGGCTGATAAGCTCTAGGGTGCGATTATATTCAACTTCACTTTCAGTCACTCCTTTAAGTGCAATTCTTAGCTTGGATAACTCTGCGCCATATTCGGCGATTCCACCTATAGCTTTTCTTACCTGACCCACCTGAGCGCCGATAGCACCACCAACGATTGCCCCGCTAGGGCCAAAAGCTGACCCAGCCAATGCGCCAATAGCACCTTCAGGTCCACCGAACACCCCAGCACCGGCAACCGTACCAGCAATTTGCGCTGCACCTCTTAATCGCCCACCCCCTTGCTTGCGACCTTCAGCCTTAGCAAGTTTCTTGTCCAGCTTGTCAAGTTCTATGCCCGCCTGTTTAAACTCATCACCAGTTACATCAACAGAACGCCTAAGAGTCTCAAATGCTTTCTTTTGCGCTTCCAGTGAATTTATAGAGTTCCCAGTTTTCTGAGCGAATTTTACAATTTCAGCCGTATATCCTTTTAGCGTGTTTTCAGCATTTACGGATTCAGTTCCTAGCTTCCGCAAAGAAGACTTGAGCTGATTAAGACCTTGCAGACCACTAATCTTGGCCTTGATCTCCAATACGGTTGGATTGACAGCCATTACTTATCCGACTTGTTTAGTTCTAAGAGTGCTGCGGCTTCCATTACTCGAAGGCCCTCCAGCATCTCACGGGGATTGTCTACATCATAAAGGGACATCAGTCCTGACGCACCCAGCAAGACCTCATACTTCAGTCCAACGTAACCACCCATTGTTACGTTCCACTGAGTCTGCATACGCAAAAACATCATCACAGTATCCCAATTCTCATCCCAAACCTCAAACGTATCGTTCTTAGGCTTTTTTTTACTGACTACCTTTACACCAAAAGCAGCTGCGTCATCGTCCGTCCTGTCTTCAACTCTTTTGCCGCCATTAAGCCAGTGCTTAACAGCGCCTTTTAGTTTCCCTCTTGTGCCCCTGCAATTGACTCGATGTACGCATTGGTTATTCCTCGCACAAAGCAGGTATCTTCAGAAAACTCTTTTAGATTCTCCTGAGAAAACTTTACGGGCTTGCCGTCTTCGTCCTCAATACCTTCCCATCCACAAACGACTTGAGAAAGAAGCTCAAACTCACCCTTCTCCTTCAACTCAGAGGTCGGCACCCGCTTAAACACCGCATCAAAAGTCGAAGTCTCAAACACGCCACCATCAGCAGGCTCTTCGACTTTTACAGGCCACTTAAAAGTTTTGACCTTTTTGCGAACGAAAGCCATTGAGCAAATTTAACTGCAATTATCTTACAGCAATAAAAAAGGCCGTGCTCTCCAACACGGCCTCAGTTGCCCATCTATCCGATTTAAGTATAGATCAATTCCACTTCATCATTGCCAGCGGATGTCGGGATGGCGGTATAGGGAATGTTCAGCATCGCAATGCCGTCCTGGTCCCCATAGCTGACATCACCGATGTCAACTGTGAGGCTTTCCATCTTCACGATGTTGCCAGCAGTCGTGCCGTGCGTGAACGTCAAATTGCCCAGCGTCCCATCCGTTAAAGCTGCTGAGAAGTAGTCCTTGGTCGCAATCGAAACCATCTCAATCGATGTAGTGCCGGTAACGCTGCGGTCTGTGATCAGAACCTCTTTCGTGCAGCCAATAAGCTCACGATAAACAATCGAGTTCCCAAGATCCATGCTCACTGACTGCAGGCAGCCAGAGTACGAAAGCAAGGAGAATAGGTTTGTGTTTCCTTCCTTGAAAATTAGCGGTGTTGCCTGGTTTGCATAGGTGACGCTAGGCAGGGCTGAATCATCAGGAGCGTTATAGATACCAGTGAAGGTGAAGTCAATCGTAGGGATTTCGCCAACCGAGCCGTTCAGGGTGAAAGTCCCTCTAGCACCAGTCACCTTGTGGCGAACACCATCGATGTTGTAATGAATAGTGACTGAGCTAAAGGCTGTACTTTTTGGCGCATAGGTCACTGAAATGCCAGCATCGACAACCTCATTAAGTCCACAAGCCTGCAGTGCTTTGCCGTACTGAGGAGCGGTGCCAGCAGCGCCAGATCCTGCTAGTTCAACGCTGAACGTACACTCAACACGGGTGTTAGCAAGCAGCTGCTCAGAAGCTCCTAAATAAGGGCGGACTAGATCACGATTAACAACATCACTCTGCTGTGGGGTGATGTTCAGATCCCTCACCAAAACCGCGTCGGTTCCGGTTGGAGTCGGATCGACTCCGTAACTAGATTCTGTCTCTACCAGAATCAGTCGTTTCCGTAGAAGAAGTGGTGCCATTTTCTTGTGGGGGGTCGGCGGGAAGTGTTCGCTGAATCAGAGTGCGTTTTCCGGTTTCTGGATCGAGAAGATACGACCCACCTTGACCGCTGTACTCGTCTTTTATCGTAATCCTTGCAACTGCTTAAGCCTTAGTAGACAGTAAGGTCTGCTACTTGCGTGCGATAAAGCACTTCATAATCACAAGAAAATACCCCTGCAGGCTGATCAGCATCAAAGAAATCAAAATTAGTGATTACAGGCTGAATATCAATCGCTAATCCCCCTAGGGTTAAATCTGCCATCAGCAAAGAGTGCATCGATTCAATTACGGGATCAGCGTCCGTATATGGATTGGATGATCTCACAGTAACGATCACCCTGACCCGCATTGTCCAGTCAAGTTTTGGCAGGCTTGTGTTCTGCTGACAGGTGTCAGTCGTTGGCTCAACGATAACGGCAGGCGATTCGGCCCTGGCCAATGCTGTAACCCTTGACCTGTAGACCCTCCCATTAACGCCAGCAGTGCTTGCAAGCGTCGTAGCGATTTGAGCCAGGATTTGTTCGCGTCTAGTAGTCATCAATCAGACATCAAAGAACCGTGGAAAGATTCGCCAACACCAATGGACGAAGCTGTTGCCCTGACATACAAAACAGGCTTGTTTGAATAGGTATGATGATCTATGCCGCTACCTGTATGAGAGTGCGTCTCAAGAATGAACCAGTCGGTGCCGTTCAAAGAGCCCTCGTGAACAACGGTTATATTGCCGCCAACAATTTTATCAACAAAAGTATAGGTGGTCCCAAACAGCCTTACGGCTTCAGTAGACCCATCACTTGTCAACGGATCCCAGAAATGGATATTTTTTGAATTTTCAGCAAACTGGCCAATCTCGATAGTCATTAGTCTTTCATCAGCATTAACTCAACAAACTTCCCGTCGTCAAGGAGGTTCGCGCTTCTGACAGTATATTTCACGCTATCGACTGTTA